CACATCAAGGTAAGGCTGCCACGAAACAGTTCTGACGCCATTGTTCCATATTCTTTCTTGATTAGCGTAAATCTCTTCAATTGCATCTACTTCATGACCAGCAAAAGCAATGACCATGTGGATGTATTCGTTGTCCTCGTCTCCATCTGTCGTATCTATAAAAACAATTGCGCCACCTACTCTCGTTCTACCGTAGATTATCTTTCTTGTAGCGTCTGGCTCCCTGACAGTGAAGTCTAGCCCGACCATCTGCTGCCCAAGGCTAGGCTTAGGCATTAGCGCCCTAGAGACCATAGATAAGCCAGCACCAATAGCAAAAGATGCGGCCATAGTCCCTAGAACACCAAGGCCAAACAAGCTAAACCCGCCTGCTACTCCTACTGCGGCAATTCCCGCACCGGCCGCTGACGCTATACCTGCTACTGCTGCAAAAGCCATTTTATTTCCTTAATAGTTTTGAGTATATACGCTCAATCAATTCGAATCCCATGCCTAATAGAAGATCATCAAAAGGGATATGCACTTTAGTATTAATCGTCACTACAGATACTTCAGATTCTTTACAGTAATCTTCGGCGCACTTTATAAGATTATAACCGGCATAGGTTTTACGGTATTCAGGTAAAACAAAAACAACATCATTAGAAGCAAACTTGTGATCTTTGTAATGTATGCTTTGGCTTACCAAAAGAACGCAATACCCTATCAACTTGCCTGCATCTCTAGCAGTAAACGCTACCAGCATTCCAGCAGCATCTAGCCTAGCGTATTCTTTCCAGTCTGGATTTAGTTTGATCTCACCTTGGTGCAGCGCCACCTCTTCCCAGTGCTTCTCTAGCAGTGGCTTTATATCTTCTTTAACGCTGGCCAAACATTCTCTTTGATAGATCATTATCTATATCCCCTTAGGTCTCCGCTTGAAGTTCTGTTTGACGGCTGTGAAGATGGCGAAGGACGGCCCCAGATTATTTCTTGCTGTGCGATCTTAGAAACAAACTCAAACCCTTTGTCTGTCGGGTGGTCAATCTTCTGGTCTTCTGCCGTAAAACGGCGAACAGATGAGCGATCAAATGAAATCAGTTTATTCTCAGCAGCGATAGTGATTGTTGACGTTTCGCCTGAATCGGCAATATTCATCACATCCATAAACCCGCTGAACAAAACAACAGGACTAGAAATTATGTCTGCGCTGTCGTCAAACGCGCCAAGCAATAAGGTTATCTTTCGGCCTTGGTATGGCTCGTCTCTTGCCAAGCTCACTAATGACTGCTTGATGCCTGATACGGTGAAAGTAACACCGTTAGCGGTCAATTCTTCTGATTCTTTAATAGGGCTGATAGCCATCAGGTCGCCAGTGCCAACGTAAGTATCACCACTGTAAACAAGGTTGCCCAATCCAGACCATAAGAAAAGGTCGCCAGAATCAAACTCCATCTTAACCAGATAGATAGGCCGGACTAAATCAGCAGACGCTACCGCCTGCATCTCTGTGCTTAATGTTCTGCTCATTATAAAGCCTCGATAAACGCAAAGGTAAACCCATAGATTGAGGCCGTATCAACAGACCAGCCAATATCATTGGATGATAATCGCCAGAGGCTCTTTGGCAAGGTGAAGTCTAATGCCGTGGTCGTAGTGACAGCAGCTCGCAATGGCGGCTGAAATGATAACACATTAGCGCCTGAAGCCTTATCCGCTGTGGCCATATAAAGGTAATCGCCTAGCTGAAAGTAGTCGCCTGCGGCAATTGCTCCAGAACCTGCTGTAGTCGTAAACGATTCTGCGCGGATAGCTGCGCTGGCAACAGATGCAGTAGTAGTGCTAGTGTGCAAAGGACTTCCAAAGGTAAACGTGCCAGACCGACCCTTTAAGCCAACAATAAAAGCCTGTACTGCTTTGGCTTCTGCGTAGTTTAGCGGGGGTAGTGTAACTTCACACTCCCATCTAGCGCCCTGATGCTCATATGCTTGCTGGTCAAAGCTAAACGGTGATTCAGATACCGCAACACTGCGCTTTAGCCGCATATTGAGATTGGTGATTCCTACACTTGGAAAAGATAAAGGCACTTATTATGCTCCTAGCATTTTGCTGTAATTGCCACCGCGCATTTTAGCGTCAGCAACTGCTCCCTTAGCCGCGTTAGCGATCTGGGGCATAAGGCTTGCTATCTCTGCGCGAACTGTCTGCTGCACGCCTGTAGTGACGTTAATGGTCTGATTAACTACCACGCCGCCACCGCCGCCCATTCTGTTGTTAGGTACAATTGATCCTTGCGAGTTAGGCACGAACATCTCTGGCCCGCGCTCACCAACCATGTAGGGCGATCCGTTCTGAACAGAACCGCCAATAGCTCTAGGGGCAAAGTTGCTAGTATTAAACGGGTCGGCACTGCCTAAAGAGGCTCCGTAGCCGCCTGCTCTATTGGTAGAGGCTTGACCACCAATAAAGCCAGTGATTGCACCGAAAGCAGCATCAACAATATACTTTTGAATCAGCATCTTAATCAGGCTGTCAACTACACTCTTAGCCATAGACTTCATGGCATCAGCAAAGTTAGCCGCACCAGTCACGCCAGCGGTCAGGGCATCAGTAAGGCCGTTTAAGCCCTGATTAGTAAGTGACTTGATGTTAGACGTGGTATCAGGTAAAAGATCGCTCCAGTCTTTAAATCCTTGCCTTAAATCGCTTAGCTCATTAATAACAGGCTCGAACAAAGATGAAGTGCCGCCAGCATCTACGCCAATGGCATTTTTCATAGCTTCAATTTTAGCTATTGTTGTATCAAAGAACTCGCCCAAGTTGTTGCCAGATATAGGCTTTGATAAATCTTGAACCGCTTGACCGGCTAAAATAGACCTGTGCATCAAGTCTTCTAGCTTATCTTTTTTAGAGTCTATATCGTCGCCTAACAGATAATCCGTAAAGCTCTGCTTGCCGCCAGACTCTAAAGCTTCAATTTCTGCTGAAAGCACTTTAATCTCTTTATTAAACCTTTTGATATTGTTTTCTTGCGATCTAATCTCAATAGCATTTATATAAAGATTGGCTTTGTTAGCAAATTCGGATATTGCAGACAATCCGGTATCCAGACCTTTGATAATGTCCTGAATGCTTTGAAGAAAGCCTTTAGCCATTCCTCTAGCCCATTTCTCAACGCCACCTTTATCTGCGGCTATTGTTTGAAAGAACTCGGTAAGCATGGTTACAGCAGAATCAATAGCGGGAGCTAGCGCGGCTGAGAACTGATCTTTAAGACCCTTACCTAAAGATAATAACTTAGTAATAGAGTCGTTAGCCTTCTCTACGCCCTGAGCTGCTGTTGTGGACATAGTTAAGCCAAGCAACTTAGCTTCACCTAGTAAGTCTTTCAGTCCATCACTGCCTAGCGCCAATGTGTTTACAAGTGCAGCACCTTCGGAGTCAAACAGTTTAAAGGCAAGGCGTAACTGGTCTGATTCGTTATTAACATTCCCGAATGCGTCAGCTAGTGCAATCATGCGCTGGTCTAACGGCATCTTGTTTAGCTCTTGAGCGTTTAACCCAAGTTCTTTAATTGCGCCCTTAGCCTCACCCATTCCTTTAGCTGCTTCCGCTGTTCTTCGCGTAAACCGCTGCAATGCCATATCCATTGTATTAGTAGCAACGCCGGTAATCTCTGCGGCATAACGCAAACCACCAAGAGCCTCGGTAGTTGTGCCGATCTTGTTGGCGGTCTTAGAAAGGGTGTCTGTGGCGTTTAAAGATGACTTGATTAGATAAGCAAAGCCTGCAAGTCCAGCAGCGCCAGTCAAGGCCGTACGCATACTAAAGACGGCTGAAGTAACACCAGTTAAAGCCTTAGTTACCGCACCAAAAGCAGGTTTAGTCTTGTCAAAAGCCTTAATTACAATGCTTACATTTTCAGCCATCTGATTCGCTCATTATTTGAAAGTAAGCCAGCCACTCATAGAAATGATTAACCGGCATTGCTTCTGCTTCTGCAATTGTTAGGTGAAGCCGATCAGCCAAGGATAGTAAATTCATCCTAAACGAATCGGCTTTTAGTTTTTTGCTGCCACCTCGACAGACTCAATCTGAGCAAACATCTGATTCGCAATGTCAGAGATAACGGCAGTTTCTTCGCCCATCAAATCCATGCGATCTTCAGCAGACCCGAACAGCTTGTTGCCGCCTTCGTCTTCTGCCTTCATGCAGATCAAATCGACCATAGAGCCGATGGTGGTGTTACTTAAAAAGTCGGGGTGCTTCTTCTGTAACTGGTCTAAGTCGTAGCAAGTAATACTTCTGCAGTACAGCTTAAACGCTCCAGAATCGTCACCCCATTCAGGCACCAATACTTCTCGCGCCTCTAACTTTCTTCTGTTTCTTAACTCTTTAGCTAATCCCATGGTTTATCCCCTTAGTTATGCTGTTGCTTCAACTATTGCGCCGCTACATTGAATTGAGAAACTAGCCTCTACCATGCCATCAAACGCGCCAGTAATAGAGCGAGAAGTTACAATTCCAGTGCCAGCGAAGAAAGTCTCGCCGGTGCCAGTGCCTGTAGGATAGATTTCAAAATCAACAGAAGTGCGCTCGTCAAGAATAAGCTGCTGTGCGTCTGCTTCATCCCAATAGACCTCAAGTGATACAGTGTTAGTTGACAATCCTTGCTTATAGGTGCGTGAAACATCACCC